TTTTGATGGCGATATTTTTCTCTGTCTCCATTTTGGTCATTCGGGTAGACTGAGCTTCAATCGCACTGTGACTAAGATTCATTTCTTGGTGAAATAGGCTTTTTAAATCCTTTAATTCACCCCAAATCTTATCAAACATCAATCGATGATCTACGGAATGCCTTTCAATTCGATCGGTTAAATTTTTAAAACCTATATAACTTTCGTAAATCATTTTGGCTTTACTTGGATCATTATCAGAAGACATGGCGACCTTTATATATTAAATTTTTTATATATACCGAATTTGTATTGATTGGTCGCTAGCTGTTCCTGCGGTATAGGTCCAAGCAGTGGTTGAAAAGGCAAATGAAATCCCGGTCGTAAAAGCTTCTCCATTTAAACCAAAAAAATCGGTCCCAATTACAGTTGTTGTATTAGGAAAAACCTCAATCGAAAACTGAGGAACTTCCGCCGCTGTTGCTGCGGTTGCTTTATTGTGCAATTGCAAATAACGTATTGCAGCGTTTGCATTAAAACAACTAATTGAATAAACCCTTCCAGCAGTGGCCTTCACATTTAAAGTTGCATTAGCCCCAGCATTTTTAAATACAGTGTATGCTGTAGCTCCGGTCGTTGGGGCCCCAAGGTAAGATCCATCAGGATTACAGACTGCAACTGTGGCTTGGTTTGCAACATCCTTAAATTTAGAATATTCTCTTTCTTCAAGTGCATTAGGTAATGCCATAAGTTAATCCTATTGTTTAGATGCTTGATTTTTCTGGTTCATTTTATCGGCAAAATATAAAACTCTTGATGCGGCGGACATCTCATTTAAGAATTTTTGAATAACTTTAATTTTCAACTCATTAGGTGATTTCATGAATTCAGGATTATCCGCTAATTTAGTGTAAAATTGTTCGGTTGTTTTCCCAATCACCTGCTGAATACGGTTGCGTTGATCAGGGGTCATTTCAAATGTTACCCCTTTTATCTTAAATTTTTCTTGAATCTTATTTGGAACAATACTTTTCTCGCCAGTGTCTTTGTATAAATCTATCGCAAGCTTCGTCGCTGGTGAAGGTAAGTATTTTGTGGAAAATGCAGGGTTAATCAAAACATTGAAAAATGAATTTGTGCCCCCTTGATAGTTCTCCATTTTATTTCCAAAAGGGTCAATTTGAGCCGGCAAATCACGTGCAAAAGGAGTTTTATTTAACGCCAAATTTATTCCCATTTGTATGGGGTTGGCGTCTTTAGTGTCGCGTTTTGTGTTATCAATCAACTGACTGACTTGTTTAAGGAGTGTTGGAGTGAAGCTCGCAGGGATCCCCTTAGTTGATTCGATCAATGCCTGAGGCAATGTTTTGCCTTGAAACATTTTTGTGAATGTAGAGATTAATGGCTGTTGCCCTAATGTTTCTAAACCACCCTCTAAACCTGCGGCCCCTGTTGCGAAAAGATCTAGTGCAGATTTTTCTTTAGTTGCATGCTCCCTCACCTTCTCTTGCGCTCGCGCACCCATCGAAGCTGGAATTGATAAAGGAACTGCCCAGTCATAAGTGACTAAGTTATCGCCTTTTTTAAGCTTGGCGGCTTCTGGATCAAAACCGCTTGTAATCCAACGTAGCAGTCCAGTCGTGTTTAGTTGGGATTGATTGAGCCCCGCCGTAGATTCAACCAATCTTTGCTCAGGATCTCGCGCTGCAGTATTCCGTAAAAGCCCCAATTGTGAGAGCCCATAGCCTAATCCAGTAATACCCACACCACCAACCAAGGCTCTTGATGTTGATTCAACGAAAGCTTTTTGATTAAACCCACGGCCTAATGTGGCTTTACCTAACTCAAAAACACTTTTAACAAAACCGGCTGGCGAATAATCAAGGGAGCGGCCAAGCAAGTTTCCGGGAGTTTTAGGATATTTTAAAAATAAGTCCCCTGCCCCAAACTCTTTACCAAAATTCATTGTCCTTTTTAAACCAGTAAAAAGTTGGGATGCTAAAGAATCGTCTTGAAATGTTTTGTATAACCCCTCAAAATTAGCTTGGGCTAGCATCTCAGAAGTCGGCTTACTCACCTTTTTTAATGCCATTTGCTCAGCTATTGATTTATTAAAAGCCGCTTGATAGAACGCGCGATCCGGCGCTTTAAGTGCAACACCCACAACCCTTTCAATATTTCCTAAAATTTTTCCGCGAAATGTTGGGGCTTGAGGCAAACCATTGCCCATTTGATTAATTTCCCATTTATCGGCAACTTTACTAGTATCAATCCCTTTCCATGCATCTTGAACACCAGCAACAAAACCTTCCTTAAATCCTTTTATCTGTGGAATGATTTGATTGAATCCACTTAAGGATTTCGTCCTTTCTCCGGTAACTAAAGAAATAGCACGGTCAATAGGGGTGGCAACAAAATCCTTGGCATTTTCAGCTACAGTAAAAGCGGCGTTACCCAACACATTTCGGATGATAGTTTTCGGATTCGCTAATTGAGCAAGAGTCTGATATGTTGAAACTTTGCGCAAGAATGAAGATGGAACCTGCGATGCAATATCTTTTAAAATCAAAGCTGTAGCAACGGCTCGCTCCCTACTTCCTTCCGGCATGTTTTCTAAAGCAGAGGCTCTCTCATAAATTTGTTTTGCAAATTCCGGCGTGAGATGTGGAGCTTTTAAATTCTTTGCGGCAATTTCCGCTATTTGATCTTTAGTAAGATCTGGCGAGGCAGTTTTTATTTTTTCAATTTCTTGCTCAAGTTTTTTCTTTTTAAATTCCGGCAAAGCATCTCTTGCTTTTTCAACAACCCCACTTGCCAGCTTTTGCAGTCCTTCAGGGCCCAATTTATCATACATTGACAAAGCTTGAATTGACTCACCTAATCGAGTGGCTTGTTTAGCTAAATGTTGGGCGATCTGAATTGATTGGGAGAAATCTTTTTCAGCATTATATTTCCGCATCAACTCCATACCCGTAGCCATATCAACAGCAGTTGGGTTTGTATTTTTTAATAAATTATCCCTAGCTTGAATCGGGTTCTCCCGAATTATAGATTGAGCCACCTCTAACGTTGATTTGTTGGTGATTGGAGTATAAGTTCCTTGAACACCCTCAGCTAAAGGGGCTGGTGAGTTAGGGCTTTCCTTAACAGTTGTTACAAAACCACGTTCCTTTTGTCCTGTTTTTGTGGCACCATTTTGCTGTTTATCAAAAATTTCTTGTAAACCACCAAGCCCCGATCCCAGATATGCATTTTTTTGCAAAGATTTTTCTGGCAAAGAATCCCAGTAACGTTGAGCTAATGGTTTCACTCCACCATAAATACCCTTCACACCCATCAAACTCATCAAACCATTAATCCCAGCATCTGTAAAAGATTCAGCTGCAGCCCCTATATTTCCTTGCGCCGCTTGGTTAAATCCCTCTTTTCCAGATTGATATGTTCCCTGAATCATTCCCGGAGTCATACCTGCCAAAATAGCTGGGGCAAAAGGTGTCGTTAATGTTGTTCCAATCGCAATATTTTTAGGAGTACTAAAACCAGAGATTGTATTGCCAAGAGAGTTTCCGATTCCAGTAAAAGCTTGGTCAACCTGATCTCCATAACCGAGCAATCCAGCAATAGGCTTCACAACAGCTTTAGGAACTGCGGCCACCCCTTGACCTAACCCTCTGGCAATGGCAGGTGGAATTATAGGGGTGTTAGCAATCGCATCCTTTAAAGGGCCATTCAATGATGGGTCCAACCATTCTTTGAAAAAATTATTTACTTGAGGGTGTTGGTTTAAATAATCCCCAGTCGCACCAGCCGCCTTATTTGCCACGCCCTCCATAAAAGATGGCGCCTCAAAAACAGAACGCGGAACTGGGGTCTCATTCAAATAAGAGTTTAATTTAAACTGACTTTCATTTAATTTATTTAGTGGTAATGGAGATTGGTTTGGTAATGTGCCATAATCATACTGACCATCAGAACTCTTAAAATATGAAGAAAGATCTGTTTTGGGTATTGATGTTTGTTTGTAGAGTTGGGATAATTGACCCTCTACCGAATCTTTTTGGATAGGTTGAGCTGATTGGGTAATGTCAGGAGAAATACCTAAAGATCGTCTCAAATTTTGAATAGGTTGATTGATCTGATCCTTCAAGCCTTGCACAAATGAACGTGGTGATGGCCCAATCATTGGGCTACTCATATTCACAGCTGGACTTTCGGGCTCTGCATTGAAGTTTTTCAGAATATTGGAAACATAATTCTGAGTTTCTTTAAAAGGAGGAACCCCTTTATATTTTTGAACGTTACCAAGCCCAGCGTTATAGGCCGCAATGCCATTCACTAATCCAACCTTGTCAATTCTACTCTTTAAATAACGCACCCCTCCATCAATATTTTCGACGGGATCAAAGGGGTTTTTAACTCCTAATTCTTTGGCAGTTGCCGGCATTAATTGCATTAATCCCTGAGCTCCAACGGGACTAATTGCTTTCGGATTCCCTCGGGATTCCTGCCAAATCACAGAACGCACCAACGCCGGAGGCAACCCATATTGTTGAGCCTTCGCGTTTATGATATCATCATATTGTGACAGTTTAGGAGTAGACATTATTTTATCGTTGGAACGCCTTTTAATGCTTCAATAACTTGGGCCATCATATCGGGTTTAAATAAAAGCTCGAGAGCTTTATCTTTATCCACCCCGCTCTTAATTAAAAACTCATAGTTTTTCATGACAGGGGTTGGCTCTTGAGATTTAGGTTGAGTCATCAGCCATTGTTGTTTTTGTTGATCCAAATTCAAGTTGCCCTGAGCAACACCTAATTGGCCCATTTTATAGGCCTGATCTGTTGCAAATCCAGGATCTAAGGACCTCCTAAAATCAGCAAATCCTTGAGGGTTGCGTTGATACATTTGCATCAACTTCATCTCAGGTGTTGGAGTTTGAGCTTCCAAGCGTGATTGTTCTTGGAGTCTAGCCATGAGCTGCTCTTGCTCCTGAGCCATCATTTTCTTTTTATTACGTGCATCTAATGCTTGGCCAAATGAATTGCCAAACCCTTGCGTAAAAGCATCCCATGGTCCCATATAAATTTCCCCTTACCAACCCAATCCACTAATTGCCCCACCTGCTGCTCCGCCAATTCCGCCACCCAGTGAAGCACCAAATGGGCCACCAAACGCACCACCCAATGCGGCGCCACCTATGGTCCCTAATGCCCCTAAGATACCGGGGCTCCCTTGGGTTCCACCTGTTGGCCCGGCTTGCTGTTGCCAAAGTCTGAAAAGGTCTTCCATTGGTTGACGTTTATAAAGATTTGCAATTTGCATTTCTGTCGTTCCCTGTTGACGACCTTGAAGCTGCTGGTTAAATCTCTGGTTTTGTGCGCCCAAATTAGTTTGAAATCCTTGAAGATTTTGTCCTGCTTGGGCATTTTGAACATTGAAATTTTGATTGGCAAGGAATTGCGCCTGAGCGTCAGTAGCTCCATTCTGTCTAAATATCTCCGCAGCCTGCTCAATCTGTCGCTGCGTTTCCATTTGCCGTCGCATTTGATCTTCTTGCAGCTGTGCTTGACCTTGAGCGATAGAATATTGAGCCCCCAAATTAGCCAATTTACGATTTTGCTCCTGAGACTGTAGTGCCATTTGCTTGGTTGCAGCCCCACTCGTCAACATACCTCGACGGTTCATATCAGACAAAAGCTGCTCTTGTGTAACTTTGCTTTGATCTAAAATGTCATTACGGGCCATATCGTATTGAGGACGATAAACATCAGCCACATTAATTGATGGAGTTGCTCCATATTGAAAGGGCGTGCGGCTAGAGAAGTTAGAATCTGGAGTTTTGAATTGATAATTTTGATAACCACCCCCACCAGTTATGGGGTTAATTTGGCCAGCCAAAGATTGGCCTGGTACAAAACCATTACCACTAGAGTAAGGGTCGGCCCCCATCATTGAATTTGAAGAATTTGCTGAATTTTGACCAGACAAAGATGGTACATTTTGATTATTAGGCTGAGAGTTTGGGGGCAAAAATTGTGGGTGACCTCCTCGTCCGGAGCCAACATAACCAACCCTTTGAATATTATTCAAACCACTGTTTTGTGGGGTTGACATGCTAGGGCTTAATTGGCTAGGATATGATGGAGAAGAAATAGACTGGCCACCATTCCCAATATAATTACCGTAATTTGTTTGATTGGGAAATTGCGAACCCGGAAAGGCCCCCGGATTTTGGCCATACATATTCCCTAGCACATAGTTGCTAAGAACGGCATCCTGTAATCCGAATTGCGGGCCTTGATAAGGTTTAGACGGCTGAGGCGAGGACCCTGACATTAGAAAACTCTCTTAATTGCTGAGTCCCTAACCGAGCCTCTTGGGGTTCAAATTCGTTTTTGTAGCGTTTATTAAAAGCCATTTTAAACATTGCGTAAACCGCAACATCATGAAACTCAGCGTCATAAAAATCTTCTTTTTTATTAACACCTTCTAAAATCATTCCAAAATCTTCAACAATTTTAACTACACGTTTATTATTGTAAACAACATTTACCTTGACTTTGAACAGGTTGCAATTGTTAAATTTCCAGTCAAGCAGAATCTTTAACGCTGTAATTCCATAACCATTATTTTGAACGGTTTTATCAATCAAACATCCTGCCTCAAAATTTCTAGCAAACTCTTTTTCGGCAAAGTGCATTATACAGCCTATAATGGAACTATCATCAACCTTTAAAATCATGAAGGCTTTCCCCAGCGCAGAGTTAGCAACCTCAGCTAGGCTTGGGCAAACAGGATGGTTACGATAAAATTCTGGATAATCTCCAGAGTAATACCAATGGTATAATATTTTTGAATGCAGTTCTGGCTCAAATCTAATTAAACGAATTCCATTAAGTGTTTTTAACATATTATTGTTTGGTCTGGCTCTTAATCTCCATCATTTTTGAAAAACGTTTATCAAATTCAATCTTTGTGACACTGCTTAAAGGGACCCAATAAATGAGTTCTTCTTTTGTGGAAAACTGGAACAAGCTGGTCTCGGGATGAATTAAATGACTGACTAACTCATACTCCTCAATTTTACCTGTTAAATAAGAAACCTTCAGTCCATAATTGTTTGGAATGTCAGGATGGTCTTTAGGTATGAAAGGCAATGGGTTCATAAAACCCTCATAATAAATCGCACGCGAACTGATCGTGGCTGAATGTTTTGCGTCGCGGAGAGTGAATTTGTTGTTGGTGGGGCTTCACCACTTGTACCAGGGTTATTATATGATGTAAAATTGTCTGAAGGGGTACCGGTTGTTCCAGTTCCGCTAGCAGCGGTTACCCCCGTACCATTAGCTGTATAAAACAATCCTGTCCCCGGAAATGATAATGGTCTGTAGGCCTTCGCTCCAGCCCCAGCAACAAAATCAGTTGAGTCATAGACAGTCTCTAAAGAACCACTAACATTATAAAGTCCTAATAAATAAACACCACCCCCCAACGATTGTGCACCCGTTGCAAATTGTAACGATCCCGGGCCATGTGTGTGGCTTGGTCCTGTATGTGTATGGGATGCCATACCATGATTGTGGGCGTTTACGATATGTGAATGTGAAGTGACTGTGTGATTATGAAGCAAATCCACTTGGTGAGAAGCGTTTCCTACAGCGGTTGTTGCCCAAGCGGCAGTATCAATATCACCGCCACCCTCCGTTCCAAAACCGACGAGATACCGGTTAGATAAATCAGGCAATGTAAGGCCTGTTATGGGTGACCCCGTCGCGCTAATCACAGAACCATCACAATACCTAAAAGAAGATCCAATGCTGACAGTTCCATTAAAATCATAATGAGGAATAATGCTGCCGATTGGAATGGTGGCTGCTATTGTGGAGGTGACCGCTGACTCTAATACAAGTTTACCAGTACCGGTTTTAGCACTAGCTTTTATATTATCAACCTCGAGGTTCCCATTTAAAAGCGCATAAACGTTTTGATAACGTTGATGTATTCCTGTTGGGCCTGCTAACGCGGCCTCATCTACAAGGTCCTGTAACGCTGACCCCGGATCTACAATAAAAGCCATAACATCATCTCCCTACCACAAGAACCATTGAGTTGGACCGCGCACTAAACGTAATACGCCATAATTTGAATTGATAATTTTATTAGTTACACCCTCAATTGTATCTGCCCCAAAACAATTGATTGTGATATTGTTTGCCGCAGCTCCCCCACTCTCATCTTTTATAATCATCATAGCGTTTAGAAAAACAGAAATGATAGGGGGTAAAGTAAGCGATCTTGCGGCAGAGGTGCTTGTAACGCCTATATAACAATCACTTTTAATTATATTGTAATTCGCAGAAACCCTAACCTGATTAAATGTTGGGGCATTCCTTAAAAAATTTGTTTGAAATTCCAAAAATTCATTAAGACGTACATCATTGGTTGCGGGAGGTGATGGAGTAATCATACAGCCACAGTCTCCGGTTGATACCCGTGGGAAGTGATCCCCATGATATACTCCTCCAAACCAAATCTATACCCATCTACGTTTTCAATCTTCACTTGAAAATAACGCCCAGTCAAAGCCTCACTATTAGCGTCAAACTCCATCATTTTATAAAAAACATTGACTGATCCCCAAATGAATGTTGACCATTTGTTTGGTCCCCAAACAGCTCCAGAAATCGGCATTGTTTTAGTGGCTACACCAGATGAAGTGTTCGTGTTAATTGTAACTTTAATTTGACCAACACTCGAATTAACACCAACAAGATTGAAATCATTAAGTTGTTTTAAAAAAGCTGCATTTCCAAAAGCGTGTCGTTTAGATTGCCAAACGGATTCAATCTTAGATTTTGTTATTGCTATACCATCACCACTTGTTGCATCTGACAGTGCTTGACTATAAGTGAAGCTTGTTGTGGTTGGTGTGTTTATTATAGTAAAAGTGCCATTAAATGAGGTGTCGGTAACAGACCCTACATAAACAGTTTCTCCTACCACAAACTCATGCGGAGCAACAGTTGTGACCGTAACAACATTACTCGCCCTAACTATTCCTGTTGGGGAAACGTCAATTCCAGCCGCAGCCTTCACATCTTTATCATAATTCCCAGAAATATAAATAAAACCATCATAAGAACCATAACAAACCGTGTCATTTCCACTAATGGTAATTGAAGATAATACGTTAGCATTGATCCCTTTATGATAAAGCATTGTGCTCTCAACAGGAATTTTCCCTTCAGGATCACCGTCAAAGCCATCAATATAATAATCATAAGCGATAAGAGCGTTGTGGGTTGGGGAAATCCCAGTGCTCATCGTGGCTACATACTCTTTGTCTGGAGTATTAATAGCAGAAACATATTTGGCTCGATTTTGGTAATAAGTGTTTAGTGTGTTATCAATAGAGTCTGAAAGAGGAATTAGATTTTTAGAACCATCAAACCCTTTAATCTCATTTTTACGATTCACAAAAGCTAACAACTCTCCGTATCGGCGAGACCTTATATTGCGGATTGAATAGCCAGAGATGCACCCGTCAGCCACAATGATATCCTGAACGTAACCATCAGGAATGCTTTCGCCTGAAAACAAAGCCATGAAGTTTTCTTTGAGGATAACTAGGTTGTCGCCTAATTTTCCAACCCCAGTGACTTCATTAGTTGTGGTACCCTTACTAATAAACCTTTGAACCCAATATAGGGCGTCCCAAGTCTCTCCATCTAGCAGGTCGGAATGATAAATGAATTCGCCATCAGTTCCCCACAATCGATTTTTATGAACAATCAAATATTTGAAATTAGCAGGAACTCCAGTTAATAAAACAGCATTCCCTGTCCCCGTCCATTTCCAAGGGGGGTCAATTCCATTAGCGCCTACAATCACGTCATTTCCTGCATTGTCAGTGAATTGAGCGAAACTATAGAGGTTGTCTTGCCCATCAGTAGAAACAATAGCGCCTGTAATATCAGTGACTACACCAGCTTCAGTGAAAGAGTAAACTTTACTACCAGCCGTAGCCACTCGAAATATTGTCGATCCAAGAACAGCCTGATAAATTCCAGTGACAGGTTTAGGAACCCCACCCTCTTGGAATTGGGTAGTAGTTAAAACGGAATTTCCTAAGCGAACTTGCAACGTCTCTTGAGTTAATTGCACGTTTTGGATTCGAGTTGCTTCACGCACTGAAATAGAAATGCTAGATAGCTTTGTATTCCAGCCACGAAACGTGGAGAATGCTGTAGGCCCTATTGATCGTTCCATCCCCATTAGTAAGACCTCGGATAATTACCGGGCAACCGCCCTTCAGGAAGAGTTTTTTGAGGATAATTACTTTTTAAAATTATTTTACGGTAAGGGCCTTTATCATCATTAACAGCGCTCATCACTTGGTTATTAAAAGCTGCTAAATAAAATTGGGCCGTATCAAGCTCTTTCTTGTGTAGGTTTCCACGATATAAACAATAAAACTCAATCGCGTCGTGGTATTGCTCAGGAATTATGCTAAAATCATTATCATTAACCAAATCCGGCAATTTGCAATAAGCGTCGTAATATAAAGTCCTTGCATCACTAGGCGTTGGGTAAAGAATAATTTTTGGAAACATCCCCTGCCGTTGCCTTGGCCCTATTACAGCATTTGTGATGGATCCAGCGTTTGAGGTGATCGTTAAAATCCCGGTAAGAAACCCATTCAAACCCCTGCCTAATATTCTAGTATAAGTATTGGTTGTAACGACTGGAGTAGTACCGGTCAAAGTCACTTCTTCACCAATCAAAACCCCACTTGCATTAAGCCCCTCGATTTTAACAACTGCCGTATCTGCGGCCGTAGACACAAGTGATAGAGTGCTAGCTGAAGTGGGTTGATTGGCAACTGGAGAGAATCCAGCTAAATAGGCGATGTCTGGGTTCCCTGTTTTATTATCTAAATCCGGAACCTGCTCAAGCAAATCGCGACGACTCACCACCTCAATTTTCCTTGGGGACGTTCTGTCCGTCATTACAATCTGCTTCCCAATATCTACCAAAGAACTAAGGGTGTATTCGTTTTGATTTGCAGTAGTTGTGAGCGTCAGCTCATCTAAAATAGTCCAAGAAAAATTATGCTTGGCTGTGACAATAAACTCTTTCTGGGCTTTATTCGCCCAACGTTTGATAACAGCATCAATATTAGTTGCTGAGTTTAATTCCACCCTCACATTATTAACAATCTCGGCGAGATTCATTCAGCGTTAACCTCACTAACAACACTAACCTCACCAGATTCGCTAGGTTCGCTAACCTCAACGACTTTCTTAGGGCGTCCTTTCTTTTTTGATTGTTCAAACTCAACCTTATCTTGTTTCAGCTTTTCTTGTTCCGCATGAAAGGCGGCCTCATCTTCCCTAAATTTCTTCTCAATTCCAGACAGAGTATTAATAAATTTAGTTTTATCATTGCCCTCATCATCAATCTTATTTTTTTCTTTCTCATCTTCATCTGCGGCAATGATTACTGGTGTTGGCATATAGAAATCCAACCCTCGTTTTTTAGGTTGTTCCTCAGTCGTGTAGGGAATAAAATCAATGGCCATAAATAATACACTCCAAATAAAAAGGGAGGAGACATTTTGTCCCCTCCCAATTAACAATTTAAGCAGACGCACCTAAACGCAAAGCATGTCCAACATTCAAATAAACAGGGATGGTTCGTAGTACGGTGTCAGTAGTGAGTTGGAATGGTGAATAACCCAATCTTAACTCAGCCGCAGAAGTAGAGCCGTTGGTGACCACATTAGTTGAGGCAATCAAAGATTTACCTAAAGTAATCGTGGTGCCTGCAGCAACCGCAGCAACCTGAGGATGTAAACCCGCAAACTGAACCCAACCCCATGAATATTGCGCTTGAGTTGCCATGACAACACCAGCGGTAATAGCCGCGGTATCGCCAGCAGCCGAATCAACTACTGCCCATGGTAAATGCACCCGGAATGTATCCGATGAAGCCGTCGCAGCAGAAAACGCATCATTTGGGTCAATAGTGATTAATGTGGCAGTGTTTGCCGCAATAATTGCATTCTCACCCTCAGGAGCCGCTCCCGCTGCACCGGCATCGTCCAAGCACTGAATAATACCACCCGCCAAAATATTGGCAGTAGCTCCAGTAGTAACAATGGTTGTAGTAGTACCAGCGCCGGTAGCACTGATTGAAACCAACCCTCTAAATGCACAGATGTTGTTTTTAGTGGCTCCACCTGATTGATCAAATCGGACGTATTGATAGCCGCGATAACCAAAATTCGGATCATAGGTCCAACGTACAGCACCCTTCTCTTCTTTATTAGATGTGTCAGAAGCGCTTAACGTGGTATTCCATACAGTGCGGTTAGCCGCCCGTTCATTATAAAGTTTTGCAGTTTCCAAACTCATATTTTATCCCCCAATGTTAAGCAGTCATTCCAGCAAGCACGCCTTGCAGAGCGCAGTTAGATACTGTCAGTTGTCCGGCCCATAAAATTTTAGCGATGCTAACATCTTGATCTGCAGGCGTAACAAAATCACTCATATCAAAATCTTTATCGGGGTGAACGCGTAGTTTTAAGTAATCTAAATTCAAAAAATACATACGATCATCTGGACATTGTGGATCGTATAAAAGATCGATCCCTTCAAATTTCAACGCATGAAAACCAAGATCAGCTAGATTAGGGTTATTGAATTGAGCTTTACCATGCGCTAAATTCTCTACATATCCGAAAACTGTATTGCCTGCGACGATTACTTTAGGACGGTCAACACCACGGGTTAATTGACGAACCATTGAACCCATTGCGGTGATCCCATTGGAACCAAAAGAACCCACAGAAGCGTTTACTTTGTTTCTCCAAAATGTATCAGTGGCGCGATTTATTCCACCCAAAATACCAGTAGTGGGGGTAGTGCTACAAATAGCAGCTAATCCCAAAACGTCTTTTCCACCGTTACCAGTACCATCACCGTAAATGAGAGAGCCTAAACGGTTTGACATGGTGATTTCTGCCTGTTTAGCCCTAGCCTCCATAAGAGATTGCATTTTCTCTTTACCGCTATTGCGTAACTTATCAGTACCAGTTAGAGTGATGGTGGCGTATTCCTGTTTCCAGTTAAACTCCGCAGCGCTCAAGCCTTCAGGTTTAGTCACAATCATCGTATCAGCTTCAGAGTATGACCCACCATTTCCAGAGGCATACATCAACTCTTCAACGAGTGTATCGCCACCATTAGTGACAATCTTACCTTTCATGTTTAAATATTTTAAAAGAACATTTCCATTGCTAACATTGTCAGCAAATTTCTTACGATAACTCTTTAGTGTAGTGGATGCGATTGCATCGAAACTACTATTTGGCAGTGCCATATTTTTTGGACCTTTACTTCCAACCCAGCTAATTAAGACGCATGTTTGTCCCAAGCAGCTTTAAACGCAGCAGCAATATCATTATATTCGCTTGTTGCCTCATTAGCAGGGGCCACCGCCTGAGAAGCGACGTTGCCAGTCAGTTTTTGTTGTTGATTTTTATAGGCCTGATCAATGGCTGTTTGCTTAACATTTGACGCATTAGCGATCATCCACGCATGCTCAAGTGGGTAGCCATAAGTTTGGATCATCGACATGACTTCATCTTTTTTGGTTGCCCAACCCTCATTTGCGTAAAGCGCTTTTCCGCGACCCTCAACCTGAGAGACAAGAGCGTCATATTGTATTTTTTCATTTTGCTGTTGGATTAATTGTAATTGCTGCTGGGTCGCTTGAATCTGTTGCTGGAATGGTTGTGCTAATTGATTGAATGTATGCAGCACAGACTCCGCGCCCTCGAAACCAAGTTGATTGACCAAAGATTTGAAAACGGCTGGATCGTTAGGGTTCTGAACAGGTGCAACTGGAGCCTGAACATTATTAGCGGGATATTGATTAGCCGTTTGGCCATATTGCCCTTGCTGATTAGTGTTCTGCCCATAACCATATTGTTTACGTTCAGTTTCAAACCTCAATCGCTCGGATTCTAATTCACGTCGTTGCTGTGCCAACTGTTGAGTTTTATTATAATAATCGCTGGACTGACTAGGTGTCATGCTCTCTGCGACTACTGGTTCTGATGGCTTCCCAGCATCGTTAGTTCCTACAGACTCGGCATGTTCTACCGGTTCAATAGGCTGGCTACTGTCATGCTGATTAAGTTCGTTTACCATATTTACCGCTCCTTAAATGTTGATCATTGCGCAGGTAATCCCTGCGGCTGAGGGTTTCCGCCAACCGCGGCACCGCTTTGTTGTGTTTGTTGCGTAGGTAATGATTCAGGGGGCACATTCGACCCTTGAGGCATTCCACTAATATTTTCTTGGCTTAAACCGCCCGGACCAGCCATACCAATGTTAGGAGATTGACCCTTCATAGCCGTGAGCTGAGATCGCTCTACAAAACTCTTCATTAAACGATGCGTGAATGCATGAGCGATGAACGCTGGAGTGTTATTATTTTCCAAATCATGCGCAGCCAAATGCTCGTCATGAGGCTCATTCATTTGAGGGGTCACAGGGATATTACGTTTTAATAGAGAATTTTCCTGCTCGGGAGTTTTTGAATCAAAAATAATGCCTTTATTTTCAATATGGAGAACTTTAGACACTTCTTTAAGCAGCTCTTTTGGGTCAACCTGAGCAGACACTTGTTGTGATTGCCCCATCAACGCTATGAGCTGCGTGATGTCCGCTTTGCGTTGATTCTCGTCGACAGGTAATGTAGAGCCGGCCTTTACTCGCACGCGCATCTTACCCTGCAGATCGGTTCCCACAACATTCAAGAAAGGATTCTTGGCGTTACCTAAGGCTTTTTCACCAAAACGCTCTTTAAATGCCAAGAACTCAACCTCTTCCATCCCAGACAAACTGATCACTTTGGTGGTATCGTACTTATGTTGAATCAACCAAATGCATTTTTCAATCACTGAGGCGATTACATCCTCAAGTAAACCCACTCGATCCGAAATAACATCAGCCGATTCGGCAACAATCGCCATAGCCTCACGCGCCGTTTTTGTTGTCTGCGGCAACCCCTGCTTCATCTCATTCATGCCTGAGACCATAGTGATATCTTGGCGCAACAACTGCTCATACAAATAAATCTCTTCCCCTAATGAGGCATGTTGATATGGTTGAAATGACTGGCCGGCTGTCAACTCAATCACAGTCGAGTCCTCATCACTAGTAAACGCGTCTTTTTGATCGTCAGTAAGAGGGACTCCGCCGGTAACAATAATTTTAGAAATCAACTTTCGGCGATGGTGGGATTTTAGAGTTTTGATCTCGGCCAGCTCATACAAATCATTCCACCAAAAATGCAGATCGCCCTTGGTGTCCTGTTGTCCGGGGATATTATTCCACTCAAAATGGTCGTACATGGTGTTATAACCATACGGGCATTTATAGGGAGGCACTGCCCATCGATCTAAACCCTCAACTTGAATCGCTAATGTATGATCAACGTTATTCTCGAGCTCGTAGTATGTTCCATATTGAAAATCACTGCGCTCTTCCTGACTGAGCCCGTTCTTTTTATTTTCATCACAATTTTCTTCAACTACATGTAATTCCTCATCATCATCAATTTTGAATTTCTTTCGAATGTCGGCGATCGGGGCAATAATTTTATGAGCTCTCCATCGCGCTGAACTAATGGAACGAGCATTTGGGTCGATGATGAGGTCCTTACGATCAACATAATCAATCGTGATTTCATCATTTGGCTGATCACCTATGTATTGACGCCCAATTTTATCACCCTCATATTTATAGGAGGTCTTGAGGTAGCCACGGCCTTTAATTTTAGTGCCCTTAATTAGCTCACGCAGAACGGATTTAAATTTCCAGACATCATCTAATTGAGAGTTGATTACTTTTTCTAGAATCTCGGAGGTGAGATCGGCCTCTGGGGTAGCAGGGTCAATGTAGATGTATGGAGATCGAGAGTATATTTTTGGAGTAAATGATCGAACATCAACGTAAAATAGATTAGTTTTCTGACATTCAGTTTTATAGGAGGAATTGTCGCCACCAATCACATCCCCCTCATAGGCCCGCTCAAATTTTTTCCACTCTTTTATTGAGGTCTCCATCCCACGTTTAGCGGCATCAATTCGATTTTTCCATAACCTATAGTCATCTGCACTGGATTTCTTTTCAGATTTATCCGAATCAATAGCAGAATCTTTTTCAGTTTTTTTTTCTTTAGAATCGACCTCAGACATCATACGGGCCGACATAACGCATCTAAACTAAACGTGATAGCCGACATGTAACCGACATTTTAATGGCGATTACGTTTGTTACGTTTTGATTGAGCAAACGCTGCCTCAACATTATTTTTATATTTTTGTTTTGTGGGAACAAATTTAGGGGCTCTCGACTGCAACATTAGTCGTAACGCATCCGGAGCATGATCCTCTTTAGTTTTGGAAACATCCTCAACATTGATTTTATCATGAATTAACGCGGGCAACGTGCGGATTAGGTTTTGGCATTCTCTAGAAATTTTAACCCATGGCATCATCCTGCCGTTATATTCCCTGATCTGTAGGTACTCCCTAACTCGAGACCATCCATTAATCCGAGAGTTGTTGCCCTTCAATATGTGGATACCATTCAAATTGTATGTTTCCACTCGCTGGACTCCAGTCTCGGCCACTTTTACCCAAAATGACAGCGGATCCCCTACGGTATAGTCAATTTTCTCAGGTGTTCCATCAGGATAAACAGAGAGAGCATTTATTAGTTCCGCATACTCAGAGTCCGTCAATCGATTGCGATACATCTCACGATAGACCCAGATTTGATTATCTGGGCCCACAGCTCCCCATAAACAACAGAACGCATCCGAGTAACCCCAGTCCATTGAACGTATCCTAGGCCATTCCTTAGGGATATCAAACGGTTCGTAGATGTGATGCTCTGGCCTCCATTCCGCAAAATACTGGCCAGCAAAAATATCCCAGTCCCCATCCAGCATTGCCTTTATCAGCGTTTCTGAACCTAGACCCATCAACCGTTCTCCGTAATCCTCTGGAGCATGGCTATTATCTGTTCGTTTTGCTGGTATAAACTGACGCATGAGCCCGCCCTCTGTAGGAGGAGCTTTATAGATATCCATAGGGTCATGGATGAACGCCTCTTTCACCCATTTGTGCCCAATAGATCCGGGATTAGAACCGCACTCGATTCTAGGCAGAAAACGCAGGTATTGTGGAGGGATTTTTAATCCAATGGCACGAAGGCGACTTCTGAGGAATCGATATTGATAATCTGTGAAATGGGTCAACTCATCCATGAGCAGAACGTGGATCTCGGCGCCCTGATAGCGTGTTACATCGTCCTCATGCTGGCAATGGTTCAGCGATAAACGGGAACGTGTTTTAACCCATACAAATTCATTCTCTTGTTTATTATATTTAATTTCGCCACTGTTGAGTTTTGGGCCCAATAATTCAAATAGGTTATTAGGACCTCTCAGATGATTGTCTCTGAGGTCGGGAAATGTTCGCCGAAATAGATAAACCTGAATGCCCGGCACCTCCTCACACCATCTAATCCCTGACACCCTGAGTAAAAACGATTTACCACCAGCCGCAGCACCTCCATATAACAATTCAGTCGCAGGAGAATAAAACGCCCAACGTTGTTTTGGTTCTAATTTAAGATTTGTAGGGGTTTGCTCCTGCATCAATTATTACTATCCCTCGATCCCGGCCATCCTCATTCGTTAGCCCAGTCTCGGTTTTATCACGCCAATTTTCTCTATCTCTATTTTTTAACCAGAATATGCAGGCGGTAGTGTCGGGAGGATGATGACGGGTGATGTCGGCCTGAATGATAGAACCCTCGTAACAAAATAGTTTTGTTTCCGGATGAGAATAGCCTGTAGCTCGTCTATAGAGGGATTCAACCACCCTTTGGTCGCTAATTGCCTTACCCTCTTTTAGGACCTCCAGAAACTCAGGATGCTCATTTTTGTAGTTTGAGAGCGTCGCGACTGCAATCCCTAACACATCTGCAATCTGCTCGTCAGTCAATCCTAGGGCTGCCAATTTTTTGGTTTGATTCAGATCAATTGTTGAATATTTTGATGGCCTGCCGCCCCTCCTAGGATTGTCTAATTCATTCTGTTTAACCATAAATTCATTCAGTTAGATTAAAACCTATAATGGTTTACCAATTTGTATTTCAAATTTATTTTTATCAAAGAAATCAACTACATACTTTTGATTTTGAACGGTAATACGATCATCGTTTAGAATATCGCATAACACGATGCTGTCTTTATCAATCGTTTTAATTTTCCATGATAAATCAGGAGCTAGCCTATAGTAATTTATATCCATCGATACAACGTCCTGACTACCATCCAAACGATTACAATGAATCTGTTCAACTACGGATTTATCAATAAATTTTAGACTATCACCTGCCTGAAACCACACCATGAAATCCTCCGTTTTAGGCGTCAACCTCGATGAATGTGAAAAAGACCTCTCCGATCAATGCCGTTGCTGTGAATGCTGCAAACAGATTGAACTGAGCTACATCTCCGGCCGGCAGGATATATGATGTTGATCCACCGAGATTTTCGGAACGTACAATGAAATTTGAATAATCTAACCCAGCGCCAACAGCGCTCGTAAAAACACCATTCACGAATGTTCTGCCACCGGACGAGGTCCACGCTACAGCACCCTGCCCTGTAACAGTGTTAATGGTAGTATAGCGCAGGCTACAATTGACGGGGATGATGATTTTCCCAGAGGGGACTGTGTAGAGGTCTGTGATGGCCGTAGATGTTAAATTAATCCCGGACACACGGACTGTTTTGAATACTGATGGGGTTTGTGGGTCTAAAAATACACTCATTCAAAATGCATAAAACAAATTTTATTGTTTTTATAGCCGACATGTAACCGACAACGCATTTATTCTAACCGCGATTATAGTATAAATTAGCCGCCTCAGTTGAAATGCGTACAGATGAGTTTTTTGATGGCCCTGTTTTTTCCCATGGAATTTTTTTCGCACGGTTCCAACGCTCTATAGTTCGTTTGGTTACCTCATAATGGTCGGCCAAACTCTGAACACCATAAATAAACTCTTTATTAATTGGATTAGCCCGTAGCTGCATTTGATCCCTCAACTAATAATTATCAATTAATCTGATTAAATCACTCAGGACCGCAGTTTTACACAAAAACCAAAAAAAGTCAATATCGCGTAAATACGGCATTTTTTGTCATGTTCTGCCGTATTTGAAATAATTAAAAAAATTACCCCACCCTCATTTTATTATTGACAACCAATGCTGGTTAGGTTAATGTAATTAAAGAAATCGAGATTAACACTCAATAAAAGGGATTGAAAAATGAAAACAGCAAACGTGACTATCAATAACGAAAAAACATTCACTGTAGAATTTAATTTTGTTCAAGGAGCAAAAAGTCCTGATTATAAAACAGATTTGGAAAATTATAATTTGTATTTAAATCATGAAATAACAATTAACCGTGCGATTTGCAGAATTGCCGGTACTGAGAATGACAAAACTAATACAATCACTAAAAAAGACGGCACAATCGTGACTGTTACTATTAATGACTAAACAATTAATCGATCTCATTAATTAGGAATAAAACAGGAGAATAAAATGCGCACAAAAATCTACAACTCAAACAATAATCCAAACCGTGTGTTTATTAGCCATTCAGATGGGATCGACGAGTATTTTGTCCCTATGAGCGGTGGTTATGTGAGAGACCAGCATGGAAAACAGGTCTGTGATAATTTGTTAAATAGAGGCGACACTCTGAGGTTCGGCGAGGTTAATGGTAATAATTTTTTAAATTTCATTCGCAAACAATGGGCGGCTCACCAGCGAGTAAAAAACCGTCAATTAGGAATATAAATATAAAACCTGCCTGATTCTCTCACATTTTCCTGTTTGAGGATCAGGGTTTATTACTAAAAGCGGCAGGCCTAAAATACTCGCGGGCGCGCGGATTAAACTGGAGCAAAAATAATGTCAATTGAATGGGAAATTCTCGCACCACTACTAACGATAGGATTAATTGTTGTTTTAATAGTTATTGCAGCTGTTATTTTGCGCAAACGATCGGTGAAACGAGCGGAAGAGCGAGAACTAGAAATGGAAAATCAAAAATACCAAAACTCTCTCGTTGCTAAAGCTGCTGCTGAGCGCGCTGAAATAGCAGCCTGCAGCGATCAGGAGTTTTTCGATAAAATGATCCGAATGTCGGGTAGATCGTTTGTAAGCAGAAATGCTTTTGATCAAGACCAAAAAATTTATTATTCTAGGCCCTGTCTTTCACCCACCGGTTCAAACGAACTCTATTTAGGAAAAACCAAACATTCAAATGAAACCGCCGATGAATTCTACGCCAGAATCCGTCAGGCATATAATCAGGGTGGGCTACTGCCTGATTTAGAGATCTACGGAGATTTCACGACTACGGAGATAAAAAATGAAAGGCCCTAAAATTGAGAATTTAAGAGATCCAAAGTGGATAGGAAAGAAAGTGATAAAATCTTATATGGAATTGTGTTGGGTTAAAGTTTTACACCAAGGGCAAGACGAATTTGTTTACATTAACCATACAGGATTTGAAAGCTCACACCCTTATAACCCACAAGAGTGTCAAGAAGATTTTGATTGGCACGAATGGATTGAAGAAGAAAACCCTAAAAACCCTGAAATCGACGGCTAATATGCCAAAATCCCATATAAACACAAATCCCCTTTCAATAAAACTCTTCTGTGAGCAGTGCAAATCCCCTATTGACGAGAAAATACTAGTAAAAGCGTTCGCTACCGCTACTGGAAAAATAGGAGGCTCTAAAACGTCTGCAGAGAAAAAGAAGAGCTCTAGGGAAAATGGTAAAAAAGGCGGCAGACCTAAAATACTCGCGGACGAGCAATCTAAGCTCAGGCCGCTATCTACGGAGACAAAAAATGAAAGGCCCTAAAATTGAGAATTTACGAGATCCAAAGTGGTTAGGAAAACTAGTGGTGAAATGTTATTGCTCAGGCGAGGAATCTGAATGCCTGAAAATTTTACATCAAGGGATTTATCAGTTTTTTTATATTAGTGGCACAGGAAATGAGAACTCTACATATTATGATGTTCAAGATTGCCAATCAGACTTTGATTGGTATGAATGGATTGAATTCCCTAAAGAAAAAAAGCCTGAGTTTCCTTTTAAGATTGGGGATAGAATACGACGTAAAAATTGGAGTCATGATGACTTTATAATAGTTCAAAGTATTTCTGAATATTATATTTATGGGTGTAATGG